ACGGGCGCATTGGCTCACGTAAAGGGTGGTCAAGGGTTAATGCCTCAAGCGGTAATCTAGGCGCAAACGATGTAAAAGTTATACATGAGTTAGTGCAACTTGATGGAACTTTGACTGTTCTATTTGCTGGTAACAATAAGTTATTCAAGTTAGATGGCTCAAACGCTGTTGTTGAACTGACCTATGGTGGTGGTGGTACTGCCCCTACCCTCACGGCAAGTAATTGGCAATGTGCATCTTTAAATGGCATTACCTACTTCTTCCAATCTGGCTTTGATCCATTGATCTATGACCCTGCGGTTAGCACAACGACATTTAGGCGTGTGTCTGAAAAGACGGGTTATGTAGGTACTGTTCCTTCTGCCAATATTGCTATTAGTGCTTTTGGTAGGTTGTGGGTGGCAAATACAGCCACAAACACAACAACCATTTCTTTCTCTGACTTGTTATCTGGTCATGTGTGGTCAACAGGAACGGCTGGTTCGTTAAATGTAGATAGGGTATGGGCTAACGGGTCAGATGAGATAACTGGTTTGGCGGCACACAATGGATTCCTAATCATATTTGGCAAGCGTCAGATTCTTGTCTATGCCAACGCAACTACTCCTTCCACAATGACGTTAACTGATACTGTGGGCGGTATTGGCTGTATAGCAAGGGACTCAATCCAATCTACTGGTAAAGACATCTTATTCTTGTCTAACTCTGGTGTTCGTTCTTTTGCTAGAACAATCATAGAAAAGTCTGTTCCTTTGGGTGACTTGTCTAAAAACGTTAGGAATGACTTAATAAGTGTTGTTTCAGGCGAAACATTGGCAAACATTAAGTCTGTTTACTCTGAAAAAGAAGCCTTTTACTTATTGACACTTCCATCTATTAAAGCAGTATTTTGTTTTGATACACGGACAAGTTTACAAGATGGTTCACTTAGAGTAACCACTTGGGACTCTATTGAGCCAACAGCCTTTTTGTCAAAACGAAATGGTGATTTGTTAATTGGTAAGAATGGCTACATTGGAAAATATGGTACTTATCAAGACCATACAAGTCTATATAGGTTTTTGTATTACACAAACCATGCAGATTTAGGCGACCAGAATGTTACCTCTATCTTAAAGCGTTTATCTACTGTTGTCATTGGTGGAACAAATCAAGATGTAATCTTTAAGTGGGGCTTTGACTTTAAGACCAATTACCAATCAGCAATATCTACAATTCCAGAACAAGATACATACTATTATGGAATTGCAGAATACGGTGCAAATGCTACTGTGATTGCATACTATTCTGATGGGGTTGCTTTGCAGACATTGACTGTTTCTGCAAGTGGTACGGGTAAAGTTGTTCAAACAGGTTATGAGTCAGATATCAATGGAACGGCTTTATCTATCCAAAAGATTGAGATTCAATCCAAACGTGGCAAAGTAAGTTAAGGAGAAGAAATTGAGTAATTACACAAAATCAACCAATTTTGCTACCAAAGACAATCTATCTAGTGGCAACCCACTCAAGATTGTTAAGGGTACTGAAATTGATACTGAGTTCAATGATATTGCTACGGCTATTGCTACCAAAGCAGACTTATTAAGCCCTACTTTTACTGGTACGCCTTTAGCACCTACTGCAACGGCAGGAACAAACACAACGCAACTTGCTACCACCGCTTTTGTTCAGGCGGCAATGACGGCATTGTTTCCAGTTGGAGCAATATACACGGCAGTTGTTTCAACAAATCCAGCAACATTGATTGGCTTTGGTACTTGGACAGCATTTGGCGCAGGTCGGGTCATGGTTGGCTTTGATTCTGGCAATGCCTTGTTTGACACAGCAGAGGAAACTGGTGGTAGTGCAAATGCTACTTTGCCAAGCCATACGCACACAGCCACAGTCACAGACCCAAGTCACTCTCACGCTATTGGTCGAGCGCACCAAGTAACAGCGGTAGCGTCAGGGCCTACTATTGCTGACCCACAAGACCAATCTTCTGCGGTACAAAACACTCAAACAGCAACAACAGGTATAACTGTATCAAACAGCACCGAAGGTTCAAGTGCAACAAATGCTAACTATCAGCCATACATAACTGTCTATATGTGGAAAAGAACGGCATAAGGAATTAATGATTGAAGACTCCTGTGGTCATTAGAAAAGATTATGTAATTTACCTAGAATTGTTTGACAATTTACTATGGTTTCATACAGATGTTTTTAAATGGTCAGCAGAAATAAAAAAGAGGTACAGATTGGATTTGGCAAAATTAGAAGATTTAGTTAATATGCCTTTGTTGGCAGTCGTTGATGTAACGAACAATAAATTAACTAAGTTTGCTAAGTCTTTTGGGTGGGTTGTAAAAGGACAAATGGTTTTAAACAATGGCAATAAAGCCTTAATTTATGCTTCACAGGCATAAGGGAGAAGAAAATGGGTGATCCAGTAACAACATCAATGGCTTTATCAGCAGGAGGAAGCATCCTTGGCGGCGTAATGCAAGGTCAATCTGCGGCAGATGCGGCAGAGACTTCTGCTAACGCTCAACGAGATTCTGCAAGAATAGCGGCTGATGCGGCTAGGTTTCGGCCTGTTGGTGTTACTACTCGTTTTGGAGCATCTCAGTTCGGTTTTGATCCGTCTGGGCAACTCTCAAGTGCTGATTACACAGTATCTCCTGAGTTACGAGCCTATCAAGACCAACTACTAGGGTTAACTGGAAGACAGTTACAACAAGGGCTGATGGCTCCTGAACAGTACGCTCCTTTAACTGGTGCGGCTACTGGGTTGTTTAACCTTGGTAGTCAATATTTAGCAGAGTCTCCAGAACAAGTTGCTCAAAAGTATATATTGAGCCAGCAAAACTTACTTGCACCAACCCGTGAACGTCAGTTGGCAGAGTTAAGAAATAGGAATTTCCAAACAGGTCGTGAAGGCTTGTCTGTTGGAGGAACAGGACTTCGACCAGGCGGCGGTTTAGGACTAAGCGCAACTAATCCTGAGATGGAAGCCTACTACAACGCATTGGCACAACAAGATGCACAGTTGGCGGCACAGGCTACACAAGCAGGTCAACAACAAACTGCTTTTGGTGCAGGATTGTTTGGCACAGGTGCTAACTTGCTTGGAAGTTATCAACAGGGTCAAGTTGGCGCATTGTCACCATTCCAAACTTCATTGGGCTTGGGTGGAACTATTGAACAAATGGGTCAGCAGGGTCTTGAAATTGGTAGTGCATTGGGTGGTCGTTCTGCTACGGCAGGTGCTAATGTTGGACAATCGTTACTACGAGGTGGAATGAGTGCCGCCCAGACTGCACAAGCAGGAAACGCTTTCAACCCATTGGCTAATGTTTTACAGGGTGTTGGAACAAGTCAAGCAATTAATCAATATAGAAATCCTTATGTAAATGCACAACAAGCAATGAATCAATATGGGGCACAAAATGTGTATGGATTTGGTGGGCAAGGACAAGTTCCAACATCAATTAATTGGGATATTTAAGGAGTAACCAAATGGCAGAATCAATTATGGGTGGTTTATTTGGTATAACCCCTGAAGGATACCAAGCACAACAAAACAGACAGGCATTAGCACAGTCGGCAGAACTAGGACAAATGGATCCTTTTGCGTCTGCTCGTACTAGCCTTATCTATGGTGGTAGACGGTTGGCGGGTGCATTGGGTGCTGAAGACCCACAGTTACGCATCATCAGCGCACGAAATGCTGTAATGCAACAAGTTGACCCAAATGATCCTGAATCAATACAAAGGGGAATACAAAGGTTGGCATCCGAAGGAGATCAGCCTGGTGCGTTAGAGTTATCAAACTATTTGCGTAAAGCACAAAGTGACTATGCTTTGATTCAGCAAAGAACTGCTGAAAAGATGACTCCAGAACAACGCAATGCTTTGGCATCAGCAACATTAAGGCAACAAATAAACCAAGTTACAGCGGAGCCAGATTCGGATAAAAAAACAAACACACTTGCATTTCTTAGCAACCAACTTTCATCATTGATTACTCCAAAACCAGATAAGGTTGCTGACGCTATACAAATTTCTCAAGAAATTGGGTCTTTAACAACACAACTACAAACTTTGAAAGCAATGGGGCAAGATAAGGGTAGTCCTCAATACGATAGCATAGTAGCGCAAATAAAACGTTTAGATAATTCAAAAGATAAAATCTCACCATTTGCTCAAACTCTTATTGATGCTGGAATAATGCCAGAAACAGAAACATTTAAAAACAGAATGAATCAGTTTATTGAAAGTAAACTTGAAGGCGCAAAAAAAGGTTCTGGTAATGTAACTATTGGTGGCATCACAATTGATTCAGGAGCCGCATCAAAAGAAGCGGGTAAAAATATTGGTGCTAAGGTTGCTAACATTGAGGAGCAATATTCTTTACAAACCGCAATACAAGACGCTACAAAGTTGGTTGGACAAGGCATTTATGCAGGTGCTTTTGGCCCCGAAAAAGGATTTATTGCTAAGTATTCTGGTGGAATGATTGGAGATTCTAAGAAGGTACAAAATACAGAAGTGTTCCTCGCTAACATTGGCGAAATTGTTATTCCAAGATTGCAACAATTTGGCGGCAATGATTCCAATGAAGAATTAAAGTATTTGCAAAAAGTTGTTGCAGGAGAGCAACGCCTAGAACCAGAATCAATGAAACGTATTTTGGAAAGCGCAGAAAGAAAAACTAACAACAATATTGCTCGTTTGCAAAAACAAGTACAAACTGGAAAAACTGGTGGTGATTTGCCTTTACAACCAATGCAACCAGCACCATCTGCGCCACGAGTAACCAAAAGATTAAATCCTGCAACTGGAAAAATAGAATCGGTGACTGGAGAATAAAATGGCATCAATATATGTACAAGTAGGCAATGACGTTATTGAGTTTCCAGAAGGAACTACTGACGAACAAATAGAAAAACTGCTTGCTCCACAAGCGCAAGTTACACCCCCATCTTCAGGATTTATGATGGGGTTAAAAGACCCTATCACAGGTGGCGCACAACTTTTGCCACGGGCTTTGGCTAGTGTAACTTCAGGATTTGGAGCATACAAAAACCCTGTTAGTGAATTCTTTACAGGCGAAGCACAGCGCATGGATGAACTTGCTCGTTCTGAAGAACAGGCATACCAACAACAGCGTCAGGCTCAAGGTCAAACAGGGTTTGATGTATCTAGATTAGCGGGAAACATAATTAACCCTGCTTCTATTGTTCCTGCCACAAGGGCGGCTCAATTAACCCGTGCGGCTGGTTATGGTAGAACTACGCAAGCAGTTGGTAGTGGAGTTGCTGGTGGAGCAATGCAACCAGTTACAGGAGAGGGTGACTTTGGTAGTCAAAAAGCCGAACAAGTTATTGTTAGTGGGGTAACGGCTCCCATTGGAGAAAAAATTGTTTCTGGTGTTGGCAGAGCATTAAATCCGCTTGTTTCTAAAGCAGAACAAACTATGCGTGATCTTGGAATTACTCCAACTACAGGTCAAACATTAGGTGGCAAATTTAATACATTTGAAGAGT